AGAAAACCCATGCCTTATGTCGCCATCAACCTTAGCAACGACTACGAAGTCGCCAACAAAACCCGCTTTGCCACCCAGGAGGAAGCCGATGCGCGCGCTCGGGCGATCCTGGCCCAGTTCCCGGCGGCCCAGGTCTGTGTCGCGCAGGTGCTGAAGGATTACAGCGCGAAGGTGTCGATCACTGCGAAGGATCCGGCGGAGCCAGCGCCGGTTCCTGAGGCACCTGCCGCCTAACGAGCCTGCAACGAACCCATGCCCGCCCAGCGCGGGCTTCTTTTTGTCTGGAGAAACCCAATGCGGACTTCGCAACGTGGCTTGAGCCTCATCAAGTCATTCGAGGGCCTGCGCCTGCAGGCCTATCAGGATTCAGTCGGCGTCTGGACCATCGGCTACGGCACCACCCGGGGCGTAAAGTCGGGGATGTCGATCACCAAGGAGCAGGCCGAGCGCATGCTGCTGAGCGACGTGCAGCGCTTCGAGCCAGAGGTACAGCGGCTGGTCACGGTGCCGCTTAGCCAGAACCAGTGGGACGCTTTGATGAGCTTCACCTACAACCTGGGTGCGGCCAATCTGGAATCGTCCACGCTCCGCCGGCTGCTCAATGCCGGCAACTACGCAGCCGCTGGCGAACAGTTCCCGCGCTGGAACAAGGCCGGTGGACAGGTTCTGGCTGGCTTGGTACGTCGGCGCGCAGCTGAGCGGGACTTGTTTCTGGAGCCGGCGTGAATACCTGGTTGCTGCGAGCTGCTGGCGCCGGGCTGCTGATCCTGCTGGGCATAGGTGCAGGCACCTGGGTCACCACCAGGCACTTCCGGCCGCTTCTCGACGCTGAGCAGGACCAGGGGGCGGCGTGCATTGCGGCACGCGACAACCTGGCAGGCCTGGCGCAGGAGCAAGGCAAAGCGCTGGGCGACCTGACCCTGGCCGCAAACGCACGGCAGGCCGGTGCCGAGAAGGCAGTGGGCGAGGCCAAAGCCAGAGCAGATATCGACTATGCCGCGGCGAACCGGCTGCAACAGGAGCACACCGGTGGCGACCAGTGTGTCGCTGCGGCCTCGATCATCGACAAGGAGCTGGGGCTATGATGCTGGTGGTGAACTCGCGCAGCTGTGGGAGCGGAATGAGCGTATTCCAGGCCGCAAGCCGCGCAATCCGTGGGTATGCCTGTAGGAGCGGGGTGGTTGCGGGCTGGCCCTGCAGGAGCAGTGAAAAGGTGCAGGTCTGCCGAAAAAGCGCAGGAGCTGCAGGTGGCGTTGGTCGAACCCTGCGAGGGGTGGGGTTGCTCGCAGGCACCGCTCTGCTCGCCGCCTGCGCAGGGAAGGTCGGGCCAGATGTCCAGTACGTGCGCGTCGAGGTACCAGTCCAGGTGCCGTGTCGCGCGCCGGAGGTGGCGGTGCCGCCCTGGGCAGCTGCCAGTCTGCGCAAGGCCGACAGCTTGGAAGTGAAGGTGCGGGCATTGCTGGCGGAAAGACGGCAGCGAATTGGGTACGAGCGGCAACTCGTCGCAGCTATCGATGGTTGTAGATGA